TGCTGCCACGGGGATTTGACGGATCGCTCCGGCGTAAGGCAAACCATCAAGTCGATTGAGTGGTTTAAAGCCGTACGTCTTGTCAATGGTAGGATATGCCATCTGAAGACTCCAAAAAAATTAAATACCTTTACCGAAAGTGACCTTAGAGCTACGTTCTTTGAACATAGGCATCCGAGGATCATTCTCGCGCATGAAGGTGTTATCCACTGATTGCATCTGCGCCTCTGCCTGTTGGCGGTAATACGCATCACGCTGCTCAGTAAACTCCACCGGGGTTTTGCAAAGCAACAAACCGCCGACTTCCACACTGTCTGCGAATTGACCGTTGGTCGTTCCGAAGAGGCGGATCTCGGGATGGTCAGAAGCCTTAACGGGTTCCCAGCCTTCACGTAACTTGGCGGAAAGATTAGTGGCATCAGCCTTGTTCAATGTACTGATCCTGATCCAGCGATATGCATACCCGGCTTCCGGAATCGGATCGGGTAGAAGTTGCGGAGGCATCCATTGTTTTGGACGTTCCACGGTTTCGCGGGTCTCAAGCTCACGGCTCAAACGATTAGACTTTTCCATTATATTTTCCTCATTTCTTCAGCAACCTTGCGAGCATAAAGTTCCAATGGAACTCCCAACCGCTTGGCGATATTTACCTGTGTCTGCGTAAGCACGATCTTTCGAGGCGCTGTGCTACGGGTTGCAGGTGCAACAATGTTGGATTTGGTGCGTTGAGATTTAGCATCAACGGATCCTCCGGTTCCAAACTCATCCGGGAATCTGTCCTTCACGTCAGCGTTAATACGTCGGTAGTATTCATCGCTTCCGGCAGGTATACCCTCTTCAAGCAAATCCTCGTGTAATCCCAGAGCATAAGAGGTCATGCGTCTGTTCTTACCAAACCATTGATTTTCATCCTGCCAAGCAAGCAGTTTGGTATCAATGGGCGCAGGTTGTGCCTGTTGTGGTGTGATTTGTACAGGAGTTTCATCTACCTGTAAAGGGGTCGGTTTAAAATTGTTAACTTTATCTGCCCTAATTTTGGCATTAGTTAACGCTTCTTGTGCTTCAATCAGTTTTTCAGAGTCGCCAGATTCGTACGCTTCCTTATAAAGCCGCTTAGCGTCGTCAATTTCGTTACCAACAACCCGTTTTGCCTGCTCTAAAAGAGCCGTTTGGTTCTGGTTTACAGACCCTTTTAGCTGGTTGTTTTCAGCCAAAACGGCTTGGGCAAGGCGAAGTGCCTCGTCTTTTTCGCGTTGGGCTGTCTCTTTTGCGCGACGTTCTTCGTGATAACCCTTAGAAAAGTGTTTAATCCGCTTCTGGACGCTTTCGTCGTATTTAGACAACTCGTCGTCAGTAATTTCCTTGGGAGGCTCCGCCATTGGCTTGCGGCCACGGTCTTCAGGCGGCGTATCGTCCACCACCTCAATGTCTGGTTTATCCTCTGCTTCAGGCTCAACAACCTTACCGCCCTTGCGGGGGTTATCAAGTTCTTCGTCAGGAAAAGTAAATTCTGTTTTTTCAACTTCAGCCATGATGACTCCTTAAGGACGTTGAATGCCGCGAGGGTCTTGTACAACTGCTTGTACAGAATCATCGTTAATAAGACGCCACTCAGTACCGTGGATTTTCATCCGAGTACCGGTGTTGGGTCTAACCAACACAAAGTCGCCAACGTTACACGAAGCGCCGGATGGGAACCGCGCTGGGTCTTTAAACGCATCGGGGCCAATCTTGGCTACAAACAATACGGGGGATAGAAGCTCCTCGTACTGCATGGTCTGGCTTGCCTTAAGCAAACCTCCTTCGTACTCCTCTTGTGCTTCTGGAAGCATACACAGAAGGTGGTAGGTTACGGGATCGGGCACTTGCTTTGCTTTTTCTTCAGTGGTGGTGTTGAGCACACTGGAAAGATCAATCGCACTTACGTCGAATTCAGTCATCATCTAAGTCCTTTATTTTCCGCACGAGGTCTCCAATTTCCATCTGAGCAAGTTGGAGACCTCGGATAGTCCCGCTCAGTTCTTTGTAGTGATCGTAGGATTTCGCTCCACCATCACACAAAACCGACCTGAAGCTCTCAATCTGAACTTCAAGTTTTTTGTTTAACACCTCAAAAAGTTTCGGGTCCATCATTCATCCTTTGGCTTCTGGTTCATCCGCGCCATCTCAGCGTGAGCTAACTTCTGGCGGTGGGCCATGTCTTTGTGCTGCAAATTGGTCAAGTGGACTTGGCCACCATGCGCCAATTTCTGGCCGTGGGCTTGCTGTTGTTGCGCCATAGCTGCTTGTTGTTGCTGCGCTGCCATCTGTTGTTGTTGCTGCGCCGCTTGCATCTCTTGCGCGTGCCGCTCTATTTGCATCTGCATCTCAATGCGGTGCTGCTCAGCTAACATAACTGGGTCAGGATTCTGACTACCCTGTGCTTGCGCTTTGAGTTCAATCTCTGCTTGGCGGAGCAACAATTCACCCTCGACCTTCTTAGCCTTGGTGTCGGCGTCTTGCTTCTTAATCTGCAACTCTTGCTGCTGCATCTGAATGAGCGGGTCTTGCTGTTGCTGAGCAGCTTGCTGTTGAGCGGCCTGTGCTTTGTCCATCTGAAGCAACTGCGTAGCGGCTTGAGATACAAGTTTTGACAACTGAACTTCAACGTCTTCACTCAACTCAGCATCAGGTGCTGGCAATGTTGCGCCAAGCTGTTCCTGAATCTTGTTGCGGTACGAGAACGCGACATGCTCAGCAACGTGAGCCATGATGGCTGCTTGCATTTGTTGCGCCATTGGGTTCTGCCCGATCTGCGCCATGATGACCGGGTCTTGCATCATTGACATGTGAACTGCAATGTGAGATTCGTGGTCTTGGAAGATAAACGCTTTAGTGGGCTTGGCTGTCAAGAAACTCATGTTCTCGCTAACCGGATCACGCGGCTTCAAGTCATCATCAATCGGCACTAACTTGTCGGCGTTCCTAACGCCCAACACCTCAATCATCTGGCGGTGCAACTGTGGCAAGTCATAAATCTGCGGAGCACCTTGGGCCAGTTGGATTACAGCTTGATACTGCATGATCCGCTGCGCCATCGTCGCACTGTTCGGGTCCGACACTGGAATAACGTCCACCATGTCGTAGTCTTCGCGCTTGGCCTTGCGGTCACCAGACGCCGGATCAAAACTGTACTCGCCCGGAGTATTGTCACGAATAATGTCGCGCAGTAATTTAAACTCCTGTTTCATCGAATAGTGAATACGCGCCTGAACCGCGCTCATTGTCTTAAGCTGTCGCTCAAGCAACGCAAGCGTCGTTCCTACAGGCGCGTTTGCGCCCATGTCGCTGACGTTCATATCCGCAACAGAACCTAAACGACGGCCTTCTTCGGTAATCTTATCCAACAACCCCGCCAAAACTTGACTTGGTTCTTTGTACGGCAGGGGCATGATGTTGTCGCGCACCGAACCGCTTGGTACATCCACATCTCTCCACTCGCCGGGAGTGATCGGAGTGTCGTCACCTTTAATCCGCAGGCCCCGGGCTTTCAAGCCGCCGGGCAAGTTAGCCAGCGTACCAGCATCAATCAACTGACGAATCAGTGAAGTGCCAGCACGGGCATAACCCCCAATCAAATGTATCAATCCCAACCCATACGCACCGAAGCCCGGGACGTATGTGTACTGTACAAAGTGTTGACGCTTAAGCTGCTTTTTATCGTCCTCTTCCCAGTTGCGGCGAATGGCCAACACCTTAGTCGTACCGCGCTCCACAGTGATGACGTATGGACGGGCGATGCCATCCTCGTCTTCATATCCCGCTAAATCGTAATCAACGTGAATCTCAAGAATCTGAAACCGATCATCATCTGTTAACGAGTAACCCTGATCTTCGGCTTTCTTCTTCTCCACATCAGTGTGAATAGTCTGCGGATCACCCAACTCGATGTCGCGGTAGAACCCAGCTACCTGCAACTTCAGAACCTCGTTCTTGGTCTTACGCATGATGTGCGTGAGACGCTCGGATGTGTTCGCGCTGGACGCGCCGTACGGAATGATGATGTCTTCAGCAGGGATGAACATCGCCACCTGACGATCAAGCGACGGATCAAAATACACCTTCTTGAACGCACTGCCCGCCAGACCTAAGTTGTACAGCATCCGCTCATGTTCAGGCCGATACTCCTGCATCACCTCTGTAAGCTGGTAGTTCATGTCATCCCTGACACGTTCCGCTGCTTCTTCTTTCAACTTATCAATCGCGCCAATGATTTCCGTCTTGACAGGGCCAGCAGCAGGGAACGTCTCAATGATTGTCTCGCTCTGGAACTTGATAGCCGCCTCGGTAAGGACAGTGGAATATACGCCACAAGCTCCAAGCCACGGCTCTGTTCTTTCTTCGTACTTCATCCCCAGCACATCAAGACCCTTGACGTACATATCCACCCACTCTTTACGGCTGCTGATGTCCGCGTCCACCATCTCAAGCAAATCACTTGATACTTTTTGCAACTCCCCCTCGTCCATGTCCTCGGCCAAGTTGGCGTTGAAATCTTCCTCTTCTTCCTTGGGCATCAAGTCAATTGACATACCATCCATGCCAATCTGAACGCCCTCTGGATTCTCAATCAAAATCTCAATACCCGGGCCTTCGCCCATATCCTCTGGTTGCGCCAGCGCGTCCAAGCCCAACGGGGCTTGCGACAATGAGGGGAACATATTCGTTGCCATATCAATCCTTAGTAAAACGCAGCTTTCTTGCTGCGGAAATATCTGATCTCTTCTGGTTCATCCGATGGCAATCGGAGAAACCCGCCTTGGCGGAACCGCATCAGGGCAAGTGTCATGGAGTCAACCAAGTCGTCGTGTTCACCTGACGGGAACGAACCTACTTCATCAACCAATTCTTCAGCCCACTGTGTGCGCGGCAACCACACTTTTCCAGACGCAATTATGTCCGAGACCGAGTTCAAACGGGCAATTTTGTCTTGGCCCCTACTGGGCGTGTACTCTTGCACCGGAATCCCCATCGCCCTTAACTCATAAATCAACGGCGCACCAGTCGCCTTTTTCTCAATCAACACACTGTCCGGCTCCCACTCACGGTACTCCGCAAGCACGTCCCGTTTCAACTCCACCCACTCAACCCGCTTCTTGTACGTATTGAGCAAAATAATGTTCGGCGTTGAGTTGTCCTCGTCATTGATAAACACTCCCCACGTCGTGCCCGCTGAATAGTCGGCCCGCTGGGTTTTCTCAAACGCCGTGTCCCAAGCCTGCAAAATGTAGTCACACTGCGGCGGATTCTCAGTCTCCCACCACTTCCACCAGTCCCGCTTCACAATCGCTGACTCATTGCCCACCGGGTTCTGTTGATACTGCGCCTGCCACTTCGCGTTTGGAAGTTCCTGACGCAACGCCTCCAACTCCGACAACTCCCAGAACTCCGGCCATAGGGGTTTACCCGAGGGCATGATGGCAGGAAACTCAATCACCTCCCACTGCTCACCACCTCGGGCCGCTGCCGCTTTGAGCACCTGACCCGTCAAATCCCGTTGCGCCCAGCGCGTCATCACGATCACAATCGCCCCGCCCGGCTGCAAACGTTGGCGCGGGCCTGACGTATACCACTCCGTCACCTTGTCAAACACATCCGGGTTCGACGCAGCAAGCGCAGCTTCCTGTTCTGAATGCGGATCATCAATAATCAGCAGGTTTGCGCCCTTCCCAGTGACCGTACCGCCTACACCAATCGCAAAATAGTCGCCGCCTTTGCTCGTATTCCACCTTCCAGCGGCTTTTGAGTCCTGCTGAAGCTCCAAATTTGGAAAAATTGCCTTGTAAGTCTCCGAATCGACCAGATTTCGCACCTTTCGACCAAAACCAACCGCCAATTCACCCGTATTCGAGCTTTGAATGACCTTTTTGTTAGGGTATTTACCTAGAAACCACGCTGGCAACAGGTAACTCGCAAATTCTGACTTCGTATGACGGGGCGGCATGTTGATAATCAGCCTTTTACACTCTCCGTTGACCACTCGCTCGAACGCATTGGCCATAATCTTGTGGTGACGCCCGCCTATGAACTCCGGCCAGCACTTATTCACAAACCCCATGAACGTATTTTGAGCAAGCTCCTTCTCCAGCATCAGTTCACGACGCTCCAAGTCCTGCAAAATAATCATTTTCTGCGAATCGGGCAGTTTCCCCAACTGCGCCAGCAGAGCTTTGAACTCTGGGCCTAAAACATCAGACGCTTGCGTGGTCATCTGGTTCCTCATCGGGCGTTACGTCTTCCAAAATCTCTGGCTCACCAAATGCAGCGGTCACGTCGATCTCAACTGAGGGCACATCCACGGCATGCAGCCGCATCATCTTCCTGATCTTGTCTTTGATCGCCTCATCCAAGTCCGACACCTTGTTGTAGGTGACAGTAATCTCCGTCTTCTCCGAAAACAACCCTACGTCTGAAATCTTGCCCAACATCTCCGTGGCTTTGATCTCAATCCTTGGGTCCCCGCAGCTTGCTAAGTCCAGTAACTTATTCGTTACCACCAAACGCATCTGCGCGGCGTCTGCAACAAACTGATTGTTGTACTCGCTGAGCATCGTGCCAATGCGGGCAGCGACAGACGGACGTTCCAGTGATACTGGATTCCGGTCGATCGGCAAAGAAAGTGGGTTGTGTTTTTTTGGTCGACCGCCCTTATTCTTAGGCGGGGGGTCTTGCATAGCGGCGTTGTATTGCTGCTCCGCCAGAGTTGCAAAGTCCTTAAACACCTCATCTGCGTCTTGCAGTGCGATGTCGTCTTCGTCAATTTGTGCACCCAGACCCTTTAACACAGCGGCGGTGTTAGCGGCGATCTGCATGTTCTCGCGCAGGGTCGTTGCCACCTCCGGCTCAAGGCTTTCCGGATAGGGCACAGTTTTTTCAGGTGTGATTCGCAATGTCATAGAGGAAAAAGGCACTCCATGTAGATGGACGGAATGTAACATAGTTTTTAAATAACGCAAACCCCAAGCCCATAGAAAAATACTATGCCCGCCGAGACGTACCGGCTGGAAAATATATGCCCCACCCGCCGCGCCCGCTCGGGGTTCCTTGACGGGGGGTGTTCCTATATTGAGGGGGGTGGGGTAAACCCTAGCCCAATTTATTTTTATAGGGGTGATTTTAATTTTTGCTAATCGTTTGTGCGGAACACTGTGTATGGTGTCGTGGGTATTTCCGGTGCGAGATTTGGGGGGGTGTACCACCGGTGGTGTCCACGGGTTCTCGTTTTTGAAACGCTACGGGCATGGTAACGTAGCCGGAGAAGAAGACGAATTTTTTTTAGGCTTTTGCTAAGCTGATG